ATGCCGAGAGTTCGCGATCCGGCACGGTTGCGATCACGGCGTGTGGGGCGGGCTGACCGAACGGGACCGGGCACGGCTGCATGCCCGCCGTCGCTCGTGCTCCTAGCGGCGTCAGGCGCGGAAGCGTGCCCAGCGAGCAGCACGGACCAGGAACGGGTTCGCGAACCACTGGCCGATCGCTGCGGTGCCGGTCGCTGACGCATGGATTGTGTCGAGCATCAGTCCGGCCGCGTTCGCGGCCGAGTAGGTCCCCCACATGTCGTACGCCGACACGTAATGGCACCGGTACTCGCCGGCGAGAGACCGGGCGAGTGCACGCATCGCGGTCTGGTCGCTGACCGACCTGCCGTCCTGTTCCCCGAACGAGAACAGGAACACCTCGGCGCCGTAGCCGCGGACGAGTTCGATCACGGCACGCATGTTCGCTTCGATGTCGGCGGCGTTCGTCGGCCAGAACGAAACGTCGTTCGTCCACGGGCATTCCAGCCAGACCGCCGCCGGTTGGATCGCGTTCCACCAGTCCTGCCAGCTGCCGGACGTGGTACGCACCATGGAGAACGAGAACTCTGCCGCGGCCGCAAGCACGTGTACGGCCGGGCCGGTCGCCGCACTGTCGACCGGTTCAAGCCCGACCAGGTACAGGTTCGTGGCGGTCCCGGACGCGTTCGCGGCCCGGACCTCGACGGTCGACGACACAGACGCGCTGACCGTGATCCGGTCGTAGCTGTTGTCCGCCGTCCACGTGTTCGTGACGTTCGTCCATGTGCCGCCGTCGATCCGGTACGCGAACTGACCCGCGCTTGCACCGTCGATCACGTGCAGCACGAAGGACGTGACGGTCGTGCCGGCAGGTTTCGTCCAGGTCGCGACGTTCGACGCTCCGTTCGCACGGAACGTGCCGCAGCCGGTCGACGAGCCGAGCAGCGGACCACGGTCCCACGCGTCGGATGTGGTCGCACGCGTCCATGTCCCAGACAACGACCATTCGTCGCGCCACAAGCCGAAGAACCCGCGGTTGCAAGTGATCGCGAGTGACTGTTCGAGTAGTCGCACGAACCGGTCCGGGACCGCCTGCACGCCGTAGAGTGAGTCGATGTCCTCGAGTGTCGAGTCGCCGACGATCGCGATGCTGGCTGGCAGCGGCATGTCGTGTCAGGCGGTCCACTTGGTAAGCGTGAACCCACCGCTGGAGTTCATCGTGAGATTCACCGACGCGGCAGACATCTGACCACGGAAGTTGACGGTGAGTGCCTGGGTCGTGTCGACCGTCAACGTCGCGCCCGCGTTCCCGAACAGGAACGATGTGGTCGCGCCGGTGAGACTGTTGATGATCAGCGATGCCGACTGGCAGAGCGTGAACTGACCGGACGCGCCGATCGCGGTGACCCGCCATTTTGCCTCGTATCGGTAGGCGCCGATGAAGCCGGTGGCGATGCTGATCGATGTCTGCGACCCGTACTCCGTCCCGTCGAGCTCGAGGAAGAACCGCCACGTCTGGCTCGCTCCGGTGGAGTTACCGACCGCCCCGTACCCGGCTGCTTCGAGATAGTCACCGACCCGCAGCGAGTTCGCCGGAATGTCGAACGTGGCGGACAACAGCGACTGCTTCGCGGACGTGTTGCTGATCGTCCCGACCCCGCCGTTCGTGAACAGCAGGCAGGGAACGCCGGAGATCGCGAGTGCGCTGCCGTTCCACCGGTAGCCACGGTCGACGTCGGTCGACCCGAACGTGCCGGTCGCGACCGGGTTCGTGCGGATGCCGGTCACGACGCCGCTGACCGTGTCGGCAGCTTCGTCGACCGTCCAGTCCAGGTCGGTCGAGTCGACGAGCGCCTTCGGCGTGTAGGACGTCCACTTGCTGGTCCCGTCCGAGACGAACCGGCGGTGCTCATGCGGCGACGTGAGCACGACGTTCGTGCCGCCGTTCAACGTGTCGGACCCGGCCCGCTGGACGGTCAACGAAAGGCTGCCGGACAGGCTGCCGGAGAAGTCGAGGACGTCGACCCACCATCCGGCCGGAACGGCCGACGCGGCCGGCAACGTCCAGGTACGGGCGGCGGTGATCGACGTGAGCGCCACGATCTGGTCGGTCGCAGTGATCGTCGTGTTCGCGTCCGACACGGCCCGTCGGGTGCCGCGCAGCTCGGTGAGCGCCGCCTCGACGTCGGTGGCGGTGAGAATCCCGGCGGTGTCCGCGACGGAGATCGCGGACGCGTCATGGGCGTCGGTCGTGTCGTTGACGTGCGCGTCGAGTTCCGTCTGTGTCGCCACGTCCGTCCATGCGGTCCCGCCCGACCCGTCCGACACGGGCGCAGTCCCCGCCGCCGGGGTGCCGGTCGCGAGCCGCGCTTGCGCGAGCGTCCCGGACGTGATGTCACCGGCCGCGTGCGTGTGGGACGCCGCCGCCTTCTCGCTGTCGAGCTCGGCGAGCGCCGCCTGCACGTCCGTCGCGGCGATCCCGCCGGTCGGGGTGACGGAGATCGCGGACGCGTCGTGCGCGTCGGTCGTGTCGGTCACGTGCGCGTCGAGGTCGGCTTGCGCCGCGGCACCGAGGGTGGTGCGGGCCGCCGCCGCGTTGGTGTCGTCGATGAGCGTTCGGGCGAACGCGGTCAACGTCGCGAGGGCGGCGGTGCCGGACCCGGTGAAGTACGGGACGGTGTCGGCCGCGGACGTCAGTGACGCGAGGGCGACGAGCTCGCTGTCGGAGATCGAGATGGTGATCGTGTCGGCCGGGTCGTTGACGGTGACCGTCAGGCCGGACCCGGCCGCGAGCGCCGTCCCGATCGTGTCGCGGATCAGCTCGGCGAGCTGCGTCGTGTCGAGCGCGACGTTCGCCTCGCCGGCCGGCGACTCGGTGATGTTGAAGTAGGTGCCGTCGAAGTCGAGGGTCGTCGCCGCGGACGACACGGTCGTGTCGCCTTCCTGGACGGTCAGCGACCCGCCGCCGCCGCCTCCGGTCGCCGCGATCGTGATCGTGTCCGCTGCGTCGTTGACCGTGATCGTGACGTTCGTGCCGGCGACGAGCGTTGCGCCGATCGTGTCGCGGATGAACTCGGCGAGCACCGCGTCGAGCACGATCGGCATCGTCGACGGCGCCGGCGCGAGGACCGACCCGACGTCGTACGGGCCGCCCGTGTCCGGCACCGAGATCCAGAAGCTTGACCGGTGCGTCCCGTACTTGTAGGTGATCCGGTAGACGGTGCCGGTCGGGCTGATGTCGACGTTCGGCGTCAGGTCGATCGACCAGCCGCCGGTCGCGTCCGTGTTCAGCTCCCACGACGCGAAGATCTGCGTCGCACCCGAGTAGCCGGGAGCTTCGGGGTCGTCGACGGCGGCGACGAGCTGGACGACGACGAGCGCCCCTTCGATCGGGCTGCCGCCGGGAGCGACGACCGTACCGGTGATCGTCGTCATGGGGCGGGCTCGCTGGTGCGGGCGAGGATGCCGCCGAGCGCACCCGCCGCGCCGGACCCGATCGCGACGAGCGCCTCGGGGATGGTCCGGTCGTCGAGCGCGAGGACGATCCCGCCGACGACGACCGCGAGCGCGACGAGCGCGAGGCCGACGACGACGAGCCGGACGGTGAGCCGATCGGTCATGTGTCCTCCTCGGACGGGGCGATCAGATGATGTGCGGCCTGCGCCGCCTGCGCGAACTGGACGCCGTCCCGCCAGCCCTCGAGCCGGTCGAGCCGCCGGTCGGTCGACCGGCGGAACTCGGCGAGCTCCGCGGCGGTCGAGGCGAGCAGCCGTGCGGTCTCGGTGCCCTGCCGGAACACCCAGGCCAGGAACGTGACGAGACCGGACGCGACGAACAGGATGAGCGGCACCGCGTACGCGTCGGGGATCGTCAGGTCGGCGAGCATGTCACTCCGGGTAGCGGTACCGTTCGCCGGACGTCGCGACGATCTCGTACCCGCCGGCCGTCGCGACGATCCGTGCGGCACGACGGCCTCGGAAGTAGGGCTTGCCGTTCGCGCCGCCGACGTAGGCGGCGGACGGCTCGCAGAACACGGCGCCGTCCGCCGCGACGGCGGCGACGGCCTGCCCGTGCGTCGCATGCCGGAACGTGCACCACGAGACGATCTGCAGCGGCGGGTCGAACTGGGCCATGACCGTCGGGACCTCCGTGGGCGGGTTCGTGACCAACGTGTTGATGGCCGGGATGATCTCGCGTCCCCACCGGCCGGGACAGGCGGTCGGACGGACCGCGCTGTGCGGCACGAGATCGGACGTGACGGTCAGCATCCCGAACCAGCGGGCGAGGCGGATCAGCCATGCGGCCGCGTGGATCTGCGCGACGGTCGGCCGCCACACGTCGCAGTTCGCCGGGAGCAACATGGAGATCGACGTCGGGTTCTGGCCGGCGGTCGCCGCGTCCTCCCCGCCGAGGTCGCGGCCCTCGTACAGCCGGCCGGACGGCATCACGACCGCCGAGTACGCGATGTCGGCGTACCCGTTGGCCTGCATCGTCGCCTGGAGTCGCCGCATGTAGGCGATCTCGGCCTGCCGGTCGACGGCAGGTGGGCTGCCCGCCCCCTCGTGGTGCAGGACCGTCCGGGTCTCAGGGTAGGTGGCAGGCGGGATCGTCCCGGTCGGTGGCCGTGCCCCCCAGCCGGACCGTCCGACGAACTCGTGTTCCATGCCGTCATTCTCCCATCCAGATCGCCCAGAAGGTGGGGCTGTAGTTCGTGCCAGCGATCACGTCGACGTTGGTCTGGTTCAGGTACCCGACCTGCAGCGTCGCGTAATCACCGGCCGACATCCTCCAGACGGCCGTGACGTTGACGTACCATGTTCGGCTCGTCGCGAACTCGTTGACGACGCGTGTCACCCCGATCGTGGTCGTCCCGTTCACGACGATCTGGAGACCGACTTCTCCGTTGCCGCTGCCGTCGTATGCCGCCTGCAGCCGTGCCATGCCGCCGAGCATGTAGAGGCCTCCGCCCCCGGTGGGGACGGTGAGCCGTTCGGTGCTCGTCACCGTCGAGTGCATGCCTCCGACGTCGAAGGACTCGCTGTCGAACGTGATGGCCGCCCCACTGCCGATCCCGGTGATGCTCGTCGAGTTGAACACACGGCAGCATGGCGCACCGCCGGTCGCCGAGTGCGACAGCCACCGGCCGTTGTCGCGCGTGTACGTGTTCATGTCGGCGGCGGTGAGCACCTCGAAGGCGCTCCAGGTTTTCCACGCGGTGTACGGCATGTGACGGTCCCCTCCTCAGAAGGCAACGCGCTGGACGTCGAGCTGACCTGACAGTGAGTTGTCGAGAATCAGATAGTTGCCGTATGCGGCGAACCCGAACCGGTCGGCCGGCTCGAGCCCGAATGTCGTCGTCCAGTCGCGACGTCGCGCATCGAGATGATGCTCGATCCGCATGATCAGACAATCCTTCACCTGCTGTGTCGGTGTCCCGGACCCGGGCGGCCGGAACTTCACGGTGATCCGGTCACGCAACCGGCGCTGCAGCGCCTGGTCGCCGACGGTGTTCGACCGGATCGGATGCAGCACGATCTGCGTCGGGGCGGACTGCGGGTTCCGGAACTGGTGGACGACCCATTGTGCCCGCGCGAACGCCTCAGGTGCGTCACGCATCAGCAGGTCCGGTCGTACGTCACTCAGACGCCCGTACGCGACGACCGAGAGGACATCCTGCCATTCTTGCAGTGACTGCCCGTCGTCGATCTCAGCTCGACCGTAGCGGGCCTCGTTCACGATCGGCAGCATGAACCCACGTTCGAAGCCGTCCTGCATGTACGGCACGTCGGTCCCGTCATCAGAGAAGACTGCTTGGGGTGTCGTCTTGGCGACGTCGAGGATCACGGCATGTCGGTCCTCGAACGTGAAGGCGCCGTCGGCGCCGATGAAGAACGCGCCGCCCTCCGAGAAGGCAACGTTCTGGAGATGGGCGAGCGCGTTCACCCCGAACTTCGAGTTGGCAAGTACTGTGACGCCCTCGGCGAGGTTCCGGGGTCCGTTGGCCGTTCCGATGACCGCGTCGAGAACCCGCAGGACACGGAACCCGGACAGTTCCTCATGGTCGGGCGGGTCGATCTCCGGAAGGTGTGCGGCAGCGAGGAACTGGAACGCGTCGACGGCGAAGATCGTCACCTCGGACCGTGTCGGCATGTCATAGCTGATCTGCCAGCCGTCGCGGATGCGCACGTGGCCGGCGAACAGATACTGCCGTGTGCTGCTCGAGTCCGGACAGGTGACCTGCAGCCGCCGGCGGGGCAGCAGCCACGTCTGCTGCCCGTCGGTGAGTGTCGCCGCCCCGAACCGGGTCCAGACGTTCCCCTGCCGGTCCGTCGCGGTCGACCCGCCGGCACCCCATCCCCACCGGAACGAGATGTCGGACCGGACCGTCCCGCCGATCCCGTCCAACACGCGGGCCCGGTAGAAGACGCCGTTGAACGGGTTGCCGGTCCCGTCGTTGTGGGCGCCGACCGCGAGGTTCGCGGTCGAGTCGAAGATCGACGTCGTCGGCGTTCCGGTGACGGTCGACCCGATCTGCAGCCAGCTGGCGCCGTTGTCGTTCGACCTCCAGAACTTCGCCTCCCAACCGCCGCCGACGTTCACGTCCAGCGTCCACCGCAGCAGCATCGGGGTGCCGTCGGTGCCGGCGACCGCGTTCGTCGCCGTCGCGGTGACCACCGTCGACCCGTTCGGTGACCATTGGCCGACGAGACGTCCGGTCGTGTCGAGCGCGAGCCGGTAGGACCGCTGGTTCCCGGTCGTCTGCCACTTCGCGACGAGTGTCTGTTCGGCCGACGGTGTCCAGTCGGTCGCCGCACAGTGGACCTGGATGTCGAGGTCACCGGTGATCGAGGCGACGTCACCGGTACGGGCGTACGCGCCGGAGGCGCCCGGGAGTGTCAGCCACGTCTGCCAGAACGGCGACGTGCGGTTCTGCGGGTCGAAACGGCGGTCGTCGTTCGACACCACCACCCGGCAGGTTCCCGCCTCGAAGTCGTCGAGTGCCCCGTCACGTCCACGGCGGATGTTGATCGTGTGCACCGCCGCGGTGATGTCGACCCAGTCGGTCCATTCGCCGTCGCGGCCGAACGGCAGGTTCACCGGGTCGAACTCGACACGGACCTGGTCCAACGATGCCATCAGCCGGCCACCCGGATCGGGACTGGTCCGTTCGTCCGCTGCCAGTCACGCAACGCGCCGACGACCGCGTCGGCCATCTGGGGGAGTACCTGCCGGACCTGGTCGGCGACCGTGCCGTTGCCGTTCACGTTGACGGTGATCGGCACCGACACCCACATGCCGCCGGCGACGTCCGGCATGGTCCGGGCGGACCGACCGTCGGCGAGACCGGCCGTCGGGGCACCACGACGGATCGCGTCGACGGTCGCGGCGTCGAGCACGAACTCGCCTCCATGGGCGACGAGCGGGACGGGCTCGCCACGGCGGCCCGGTACGGGCCCGCCCTTCTGGCGGCGTGGCACACGGTTCAGCAGTTCGAAGAACCCGGCACGGCCCGGCGCGTTCATCTCGACGTCGATCTTGAGTTTCGCTGTCCGGTTCTGGGCGAGCGCCGTCAGCTGCCAGATCGTCTGGTTCAGACGTTGCCCGAGAGGCGAATCGACCCCGACCGTCTGTTGCAGCAGTACGAGCGCGTCCCGCTGCTTCCGAATCGCGTCGGTGGCGCTCCAGTGCCGCCCGTTGGCGATCGCCTGCTGTTCCGCCTCGCGGGTCTTGGCTTCCGCCACGGCGAGCGCTGCCCGGAGCACCTCCCGCTCGGATGCGGCGAGTTCGGTCGCGGATGCACGGCCGGCACGCAGGAGTTCGTTGTGCGCTGCGAGACGGTCGGAGAATGACGCGATCGCATCCTCGGCGTCCAGCGACGCGTCGAGCGTGCCGAGAATCGCGTCGGTGGTCTCACGCAACTCGCGTTCTGCGTCGGCGGCGGCGTCCCGCATCTCCTTCAGCCGGTCGGCGAGATCCGTTGTCGGCGCCGCCGCCTGCTCGGCGGCCTGCCGACCCTCTTCGACGGCGGCGGTCACAGCCTGCTGTGTCGTCGCTTGCTCCCGCGAAGCCATGACGACTCGCTCGCGGGCGGCAGCAAGTTCGGTTTCGGTGGCAGTCCCGGACGCGACGAGATCGGCGTAATCGGCTTGGGCGGCACGCAACGTCTCGGTCTGTGCAGTCGCCGACGACAGCGCCTCGACCTGCTCGCGCAAGGCGTCCGCGAGTTCCCGTGCCTTCGGGGCGAACATCCCGCCCTCGGCCATGGCGGCCGCGGCGGTCATGTCGAACATCCTGTCGGTGACCTCTTCGCCGGCCAGAGCGAGGTCGCGGATCGACCGTGCCGCCTCCAATGTGCGAGGGCCGAACTCGGCGGCGATCCTGTCGGTTGCCGCAGTTGCCGCCTCACCGCCCTCGAAGAACGCCTCGGCGAGGCTGCGCATCTCCTCGCGCAACGCGGCGGCCTCCTGGGCCCGCAACGCAAGCACGGTACCGACGATCCCGACTGCGGCCGTGAGCCCGATCGCGGCCTTTCCGGCGATGTTCAACGCGCCGGACGCGTCCGTGAACCGGTCCCGCATCTTCAACGCCTGGCCTGCCAGGAAGCTCACACCGCCTGCAGCGCCGACGGCGGCGACCCCGACACTGGCGACGGACCCGAGCGTCCGTTGTGTCTCCGGCGACAGGGACCCGAACGCGCCGGCGACGCTGTTCGCGGCCTGCACGAGGCCTGTGAACATCGGCAGGACACCGCTACCGATGTTCGCCCGCAGGTCGGCGAGCTGCGCGTTTAGGATGCGTTGCTGGTTCGCCGCGCCACCGGCGGTCCGCTGGAAGTCACCTTGTGCGCTGGTCGTCTGGGCGAGGATCGCCGCATACGCGGCCTGCACCTTGACGGCCGGGGTGAGTGCCTGGCTGGTCGTCGAGATCAGCCCGAGACGCATCGCCTCCTGTTTGAGCGTCGCGTCGTCGAGCAGGACGCCGTACCGGCGGATCGGCTCGTTCTCGCCGCGTAGTGCGGCACCGAGCGCAAGGATCGCCTCCTCCGGGCTCGTGTTGTGGAACGACGCGAGATCGGACGCGAGTTCGGTCAGCGACGTCGAGAAGTCGACCAGGTCGCTTCCGGTCTTCCCGGCCGCCTGTCCGAACACGGCGAACGTCGCTGCCGCGTCGAGCGCCTGACGTTTCGATTGGCCGAACGACGTGGCAGCGGTCTCCGCCCACGCTTCGATCTCGTCGCCACTGTCCCCGAACAGCACGCCGATCTTCGAGGTCGTCTCGGCGAGGTCGGAGGCATCTCCTGCGAGTCCGGCGAGCGCCCGGCCGGCGACGGTCGCGAAACCGACCGCGGCAGCACCACCGACCGTCAGGCCGGTCGCCCACTGTTGGCGGCGACGTTCCGCCCGTTCAAGCTCGGTGTCCGCAGTGTCACCGAACCGGCGGAGGTCGCGGACCGCACCGGCGGTCTGCGCCTCGATCAGGAACTGCAGACGTTCGACGATCGCCATGTCACAGCTGCGATGCCCGCTCGAGCAGTCGTGCCAGCGTCTCGGTGGTCTCCTGGTCGAGCGTCTCGCCGCCGTCGCGCTCGTTGCCGTCCTGGTCGACCGGCAGGTCCTCCATCGTGATGGCCTCCAGTGCGGCGACTGCAGGCAGGTCCGCCACCCACTGGACCGCGGCGTCGAGCGACATGCCGGATCGGACGGCGGCGACGACCAGCAGCGCGTGCCGACACACGGGACAGTGCGTCGGGGCCAGGTCCGTCTCGTAGTGCGGGACGGTCCGGGTGACGAGCACGAACCATGCCTCGTAGAGCCCGGCGGTCAGGTCGGTCTCGGCGAGACGAGCCGGGCGGGTGACGACCCACTGGCGGCTCATCGGAGGCTCCGCAACGCGGCTTCCCGGATCGTCCGGGCGAACGCCTGGCGGGCCGCCGGTTCGGCACGTGCCCGTCCTCGCGTCCAGGCCCGCCGGGGCGCATGTCCCGGGTGCCGGATGGGGCCGGTCACCACCCGACCGTTGATCCGGAGACGGGGACGGCCGACGCGTGCGCGCCGGCGACGGACGCGGGGGATCACGTGGGGCCGGACCGGAGACTCGACGAGCCCGACCGGGCCTCGCGGCCGGATGACCGCCCGGTCGGACTCGAGCTGGTACCCGGCGTTGATCTTGACGCCCGCACGGCCGACGCCGGACAGACGGCTGTCGCCGCCGGCGGCTCGACGGAGTTCCTCCCGGATCGCTCGCGTGGCCGCCAGCGCGGCCGCCTCCAGCGCGGCGCGTGAGGCGCTGTCGACCGTGACCGCCAACGTCCGGATCCGGCCTGTGAACTCGGCCAGCGTGACCGACGTACCCACTGGTGGTCAGCTCGTGGCACGCGTCAACGGGCCAGACCCGGGCCACGTGACGGAGAACATGGCGAGGTCACCGACCTGCCCCTCGATGGGGGTGTAGTCGGTGATCAGCACGCTGCCCTGATACTCCGGGTTCGTCGCCGAGATCGCGCCGGTCGTCGGCCGGGCCGTGAACGCGACGACCGTGCCGAGCAGCGGCCAGAGCGTCGCGTCCACCTGCGATGCCGCGAAGTCCTGGTTGAACTCGACGGTCAGCCGGTAGTCACGCAGGCCTCCGAGGCGCGACACCCACGTGTCGCCCATCGCCGTGTCGGTGACCTCGTTCACCGACACCTGCAGCGTGGCCTTCCGGACCGCGGACGACAGGTTGACCGAGTTGATCGTGATCCGATGATCGAGCGCGACGTACGTTGCCATTTCTTCCCTCCTACTGGATTCCGACCGTGACGGCGACGATGAACGTGCCGGTGATCGCGGACACTCTCACACGCCACCAGTTGTCGGTGATCGGCCCGGCAACCGGTGTCGCCCATGACGCGCCGGCCGCCGTGAACGGCCCGAGCGTCATGCGTGTCGTCGGGGAGCTGAACCCCGAGTTGTCGTCGGATTCGACGACCATGGTGATCGTGGTGCCCGCACTGAACACGTGCGTCGTGGCGAACAGCCGTTGTGTTGAGCTGACCGCCCCGAGGTTCGCGCCGGTCCCGGTGATCGTCGTGTTGACCGATTGGCGTGGCAGCATCAGCGACCCGCGTACGAGCCCGTCACTGTTCCCGCCACCTTTGACAGCGCCGGCGATACCGGCCATCTCCCCGTGTGTCGCCTCGACCGGCGTCCATTCGAAGTTCCGGCCGACGAACCCGTACGTGCGGGCCGCCTGCGTGTTCGACTCGGCGACGGTCACGACGCACGGGGCTTGCAACGCCTGCAGCAGCATGACCGTCGCGTCCAATGACGACGAGCCGGCAGCATGGTCCTGGAACCCGATGTGGGCGAGTTCCACGTCGCGGACGCCACCGCGCCGTTCGGTCCAGCCTTGCGACGCGAACGTCGTCGCATTCTTCTCCTCGACGGTAGCCCGGAGTGCCACCCGGTTGTGCTGCGCGGTCGCGTCGAGTGAATGCACCCAAAGGTTGACGTCGCGCAGTACGAACGTCGCCATCAGGACTGCTCCGGCTCACGGCGGCTCTTGCGTTCGGGCACGACCTCGACAAGCCCGGCGGCGACCAGCGCGTCGATGTTCACCCGTTCTGGGTCGAGCTCGACGATCCCGCCCGGGCCCGTGTCGGCGACCTCACCGGCCAACACCTTCACACGCACCATCATGTTGTTGCTCCTAACGTGTCGTGCGGACCGCGACCGTAATCTCCAGGCCGAGCAGTCGTGTCCCGGCGACGTCTCGTGCCGCGACGCCACTCACCTGCCGGACCGTGCAGTGATGGACGAGCCCGTCAAGCGTCTCGGACGTGCCGGACGGTTCGAGCGTGTCGATCACGACGGGTACCCACTCGTCGAGCTGGTCGTGCGCGGACTGCGGGTCGACATACGGGACGAGCAGCTCGAGCACGAGATTGATCGTGGCGAGCCCTCGATGCATGGCGTCATGCGGTTCCACATACGCCGGGTCGGATGCGGCATGGAGCACCCCGCATGGTGCCGCCGGACTGTCCGTCGGATGCCGGTAGATCGGTTCTCCGAGCACGGTCGACAGCCGTTCCGCGAGCCGGTGACGGATCAGGGTGAGGTCCATCAGCCGATCCCCACGGTCCGGACGAACGGCCGGAGCAGCCTACGCACCTCCGGGTTCTCGCGGACGCGGAGGACGCCGTAGTCGCCGAAGCCCGCGACTCCGAACGGCGCTTCCCGCAGCTTGAACAGGTCGGTGACCGCGATCAGGCAGGCCTGACGGACCTCCGTCGGGACCTCCGGCCATCCCCACTGTGCGGTCACCCGGACGGGCGACCGGTACCGGACCGATGGCCACGACCGATCGACTGCCACCAACGCGGTTACCGGCCATCCTGACCGTCCACCGACGACACCGTTGACCGGCCGTGTCTCCCATGCGGCTGTCGGCCATGACGTTTCGAACGTGCCGTCGTCGTCCTCGTCGGTTGCGACGGCAAGGCCGCTGGTCGTCGCGATGTCATCGACCCACAGGGTCCGGCGGTCGAACGAGATGTGCCCGGCACCGTAGACGCGGGCACTCGTGCCGGTGTCGCGGTAGAAACGCCGGCCGCAGAGATCGTCGATCGCTCGGGACGCGGTCTCGATCGCACGTTCCAGCACCTGCGTGTCACCGGCCGGTGCGGACAACCATGCTTGCGCTTCGCCGACCGTCGCGTACCCGTTGACGATCGGCATCGGTCAGGTCCGCCGGCGGGTCTGACGTGGCCGTTCCGGCACGGCCTGTTCGGTCCGGTCGTCAACGGTCGTCTCGGCCGTGCCGACGAGCCGGGCGATCTCGCGTCGCACCTGCGCGGCACGGTCCTCGTTGCCGTTGGCGACATAGCCGGCGAGCTCGCGCTTCAGCGCTGCGAGCAGCGCGTCTCTGGTCGGTTCTGCGTCCGCCATCGGTGCTCCTCGTGCCGGGGGACGGTCCCGGACCGGGCCAGGCAGGGGACCCGGCCCGGGACCGCCGATCGGGTCAGAACGTCGGGGTGACGAGACCGGTGCCGCCGACCGTGCCGTGCGCGGCCGGGTAGCGGCCCGCCGTGAACGCGCTGAAGCCGTACACGACGAACTTGACGGTCAGGTTCCCGGCCGCGGTCTGCTCGGCCCGGACGAACAGCGGCGCGTCCTCCTGCTCCCACAGGTGCAGCTCGGACGCGGTCACACCGAGGATGACGTCCTCGTTCGTGCCCGCCCCGAGGTTCGTCGGGATGTTCCCGTCGAGCACGACCGGCACACCGAACAGCAGCCGGTCGGACGACTCGTAGCTCGTGTCGCCCGCGTTGCCCGCGACCTGCGGTGCCGTCGCCGGCATCTGCAGGAACGGGAACGTCGACCCGATCTCCTTCGCGATCCACCACCAGCGACGCGGGTGCATCACGAAGTGGGAGATGCCGAGGAACACCGACGACTGGATCTGCTGGATCAGGTCGGCGAGCTTCGGGTACAGCTCGGCGGCGGTCGGCGACGCGTCCGTGTACGTGACCGACACGATTCCCGACGTCGACCGGATTCCGAGATGCGTCCCCGAGGTGCCGTCGCCGTTGAGGATCTGGTTGTCGAGCGTCGTGTTGTACGCGGTGACGAGATCGGTGAGGACGATCTCGTCGACACCGACACCGCGCTCGATCGCCTGGCGGGACACGTCCTGCTGTCCGGCGATCGTCCGCACGTTCACCGTCAGCAGCGTGTCGTCCATGTCGGTCTCGGACACGGCCGCGTTCTCCGACGCCTGCGCGGCCGCGGACGAACCCGTCGTGATCCGCGAGATGTTCACGGTCATGCCGGACGGCGGCAGCGGGTGACGCGCAGCGATGTTCGCGACGGGACGTCCGGCCCGGCGGACCGGCGCGACGAGATCCGTCAGGTACTGCGGGACGACGAGCCCGGCGAACGCGCCGGTGCCGACGTCACGGGTCTCGACCTCCGCCTGCGCCTGATGGCGGCGGAGCCGCTCCGCGGCCGACGGGTCGTGCGACGCGTTGACGAGGTCCCGGAAGAACGACACGCCGTGTCGACGTTCCGCGTCCCGCGAGTACACGGCGGGTTCGCTGCGGACCTGGACCGGACGGGCCGTGTCGTCGGCCGGGCCGCCCCAGCGGGCCGCGGCCGCGGCGGCCGCCTCGGCACGGGCACGGTGCTCGACGATCAGCTCGATGCGCTCGTCGAGCTGGCCGATCGCCTCGTCGTGCTCGGTGATCGTCGCGGACAGCGCCTCGAACCGGACGGTCTCGTCGGCGTTCAGGTTGCGCTGCTCGGCGCCGACCTGCTCGAGCAGCTGGTCCATCTCGGCCTGGACGGCCTGACGGGAGTCGTAGCGTGCACGCCGCTCGGCGCGCAGCACATCGAGAAGGTCCATCGTTCCTCCACGTGTGTGTTGCGCCGAGTGGTCGTCCGCGAGTGGCCGTTCGGTCCGGCTCGCTGTCCGGCTCGGACAGTTCAGTTGTTGCCGTCAGCGTAGCGCGAGGGCCCGCCCGTGGTGGCGGAACCGGACGGCCCGGACGTGCGCGGCCTCGAACGGCAGGCCGTCAGACGTGCCGGACGGGTCCGGTTCGGACGGCGCCGCCGCCGGCTGGGCGGCGGCGCCGCCGTCCGGTGCGTCGACAACCGGTGCGTCGACGACCGGGGCGAGCAGCTCACGCAGGTCGGCAAGCAGATCGGTCGACGGGATGCGTCCCGACCGCAGTTCGGCGAGCGCCTGTTCGAGCGCCCGGAACCCTGCGCCGGCGGTCGCCGGGTTCGCTCCGTAGTTGACGACGCTCACATCGCCCTTCGCGAGACTGACCTCGCGGATCACGCGGCGGGTGCCCTCGACCGCGTCGGACGGCCGGCCCGTGTCGTCATACCAGTCGTCCTTGATGACCCGGAACGCGAACGACATCTCGTCGATGTCGCCACGGGCGGACGCGACGAGCAGGTCCGCGACCGGCTGCATCCGCCTGTCGAGATCGGCCGACACCCACAGGCCGGTCGGGGTCCCGTCCGTCCGTTCCTCGAGCCGCAACGTCCCGGACTTGGTGCGGGCGAGCGACATGCCCGTGTGGTTCACCAAGAACGCGACGTCAGCTCGTTCACGGAGAGTCTTGCGGAACGCGCCGGACGCGACCATCTCGATCCAGCCGGGCCACACGCCACCGGCGATCGGGTACTCGACATCGGTGACACACGCGTACCCCTCGAACCTGACGGTGTCCGGATCGGTCGTGTCCCGCAGCTCGTAGCCGGCGGTCGACGCACGTTCGGCACGTGGCCGTTCGAACGACAGCAGGGTCTCACGGTCGAGATCGAGTTTCACTGGTCCTCCTCGATCGATGTGCGATACGGCGGCCACAGGTACTCGTTGCCTTCGCCGCCCGGGATCGGCGGCAGCTCCTCCTTCGCCCGGATCTCGTCGCGGTTCTTCCAGCCGCCACGCAACGCGAGATCATGCAGCCGGTAGCGGGTGAGCGTGTCGGTCCGCAGCAACGCGTCGCGGGTGATCCGCACGTACTGGTCGCGAGGCAGCAGGTTCGTCATCGCCCGTTCGAGCCGCACGAACCACGGGTCCAAGTCATAGGTGAGCAGGTTGAGACCACGTTGTTCGACGTTCTGGTAGGTGATCGACGACTGCCCGATCGACAGGACGAACGACGGGAAGAAGAACCGCACGATGTCCTCGGCGTGCGCGTCGATCGTCTCCAGGAACTTTGCGTCGGCGGCGTCGACCTGGATCGGCTGGTAGTCGAGCCCGAGGCCGAGCACGGCCGGTTCGCGTCTGCCGCGCACCGCCGCGATGAACCGTTCCTTGATCAGCCGGGCCTGTTCCTCGTCGATCCGCTGATCGGTCTTCAGGATCGCGGACGGGTGTGCGCCGCTGTCGAACCAGCGGGCACCGAACTGTTGCGCGGCGGTGCGGGTACCGATCGTCTGCGCCGCATGTTCGATGACCGACACGCCGAGCGGCGAACCGGGCAGCACGAGTCCCGGTACGTGCCACAGGTCCCCGGCCGGCCACCGTTCGACCCGTTCCCCGTTGACGGTGAACTCGGGTGGGCCGCCACGCGTCGGTTGTCGGACCCGCACCTGGTCGGGGTTGAGCAGCTCGATCATCGTCGGCCAGCCGTTGCGAAGCTGCTGGACGATCCCGAACACGTTGCCGCGCAGCAGCCACGACAGGAACACCTGCCGGCGCCATGATGTCGCGTCGACAACCTCCGACGGTTTCGCGACGATCGGTGGTGGCGGGACGACCGGGTCGAGCGGCACGGACGTGCCACGCCGGTAGGCGCCGAGCGGCAGGGTCGCGCCAAGGTCGGCGATCAGGTTCACGCATGCCCACACGACCGACTGGCGCATCGCCGTGTCGGTCGTGACCGGCACCCCAGCCCACGAGACGGTCCCGCGGGTCTCGGCGAGAATGTCGGCGAGGCTGTCGAGGCTGCGGCGCTCACGGCGACGGACGAACAGGCTCATCGTGCCAGCAGCCATCCGAGCAGCACGCAGGCGATGCCGGCGGCGGCGATCCCGACCGTCGTGTGGATCGTCGCCGCGGCGGCGACGAGCAGCCCGAGCCCGACGAGCTCGAGGACCGTCGACCCGATGTCTCTCACCAGACCGCCTCCACGATGTCCACGGCAGTTTCGGACGCGGCGGCGAGCGCGACGGTCACCGCAACCAGCGGCGAGATGTCGACCGAGGTGGACACACGAGCCCATCGCCACAAGTCGCCGTGACGACGAACCCGTGCTCCCGCGACCGCCGCGTCAAGCGGCCCCTGCCCGAGGTGTCGGAGCGTCCCGGACAGGACAGCGTCCTGGAAGGCGGCGCACGCCTGCGCCATCCGGCCGCCCGGCAACGGCCGGACCGTCACGCCCGCCTGCACCAGCCGTGGCTCGAGCACCGCGGCCGGCCCCGACGGGTCGAGCCAGATCCCGGTCGCGTGGTCCGCGGCGAGCCGCACGAGCCGGCTGGTCACCCAGCCGGTGCCGGGGCGGCGTTCGACGAGCTCGACATGCCAGAGACCGTCGGTGCGTCGGCCGGCGACCGCGATCGACGACCAGGTCATGTCCGGAGCGACATCCACCGCGAACGTCGGGACGCCGTCGATCGTCGACTGCGGGTCCTGACAGGCACCCCAGCGGCCGGGACCGAACACGTCTGCGGTCTCGTCCGGCACCTCGGGGATCCCGAGCCGCTCCCGCGCGAAGTCCTCGGGGGACATCGCTGCGAGCTCGGTCTCCACCCATTCCTCGGAGATCCGCACCCCGAGCCCAGGGTTCGCGCGATACCAGGCGTCACGGTCGGTTGGGTCCGTGCCAGGCTCGTTCAGCCAGCCGAGGTACGCGACCCGTGGCGCGCCGTCCGCCGCACGCTGACGCAGGTTGTGCAACACGGCCGAGTCCGCCATCGCCGGCGACGAGAAGAACATCACCTGCGGGCCAGGAACCTCTGTCGACCGTGCCGACAGTGCAGGCATCATCGCCGCCAACGCTGACGAGTCCAGGGAGAACGCTTCGTCGAACACGAGCCGATCGCCGCTGAATCCACGGCCGCCGCCTCGCGACCGCGCGAAGAACCGCAGACGGGCACCGCCGCGCAGCACGAGCGACTCCTTCCCGTTCGCGGTGTACACGGCGTCGAGCCGTTCCGCCAGCAACGGCACCTGCTCGAACAGGTTCCGCATCCGCGTGAAGTGCTCCGACGCCGTCGAGAACAGGTGCGCCGAATGCATGACGAGCTGCTCACCGAACAGCACCAGGCCGGCAAGCTCGATCGCCTCCTGGACGACGTTCTTGCCGTTCTGGCGCGGCACCTCGACGCACGTCTCCAACGCGGCCCACTGTCCGCCGGGACGTTCGAGCAGCAGCTCCTCGACCACCAGCTCCTGCCACGGATCGAGCGTGATCCCGCACTCACGAGCCAGCTCGATCGCCTCGGCGCCCGCCCCGCGTCGGCCGTCCCCCGGCACGTGCAGCACCGTCGGCTCCTGCGAGCCTCGCCTGACGACGGTCCGCGAGCTCATCGACCAGCGACCTGACTACCGGGCCGAGCGTCCGAAGCTCAGCGAGCGTGCACCGCAACTCGCGGGCCAGTCCCGCGACCGCCTGCGGCGGCGTCGCCGGATCGGCGAGCAGCGCACGCAACCGTGCGACCGTCTGCTCGAGCACCGTCCGGTCATCCGGCCTACCACCTGCGCGACGTGACGAACCGGGCATGTTGCGCCCTCGCTCCCGCCCTCGCGTTACACGACCGGTGCTCCGCCGCCAACGGCGACGCCGGATCACCGTCCACCAGATGGCCCGCCTGCCACGGGTCGTCCGGCCGGGCCAGGCCGCCGCACCGCCAGCAGCGGGCCGACGGGTCAGCACGCGCAGCATCCACCACCGCCCGCGCGCGCCGCTGATAGGCGCCCCGATAGTGGCGACGGTCCCGGCCCGGCACGGTCACAGGATAACCATCCAGGCCGCTCCTGCGACGCGTCCCGCCCTCGCCGGCGGAAATTCTCTCGGAGAGGGAAACGAGTGCGGGCGGGGTCTTGGTGGGCGGGTGTGGATGAAAAATCGGCGCTCGACTCGCGCGTTTTTGCTTGACTTCCGGCCTCGTGGCACGTGGAACGCGCCCGCCTCCCGGCTCGTCCCCGTCGGGCCGGACGCCGACTACGAGGACGTCGAGCAGCTGCTCGACGAGGCGCTCGACGATCTCCTGATCGAGGTCGACGAGCGCCGCGGGCTGCTTCGGCAACACGCAGAGCTCGATCTCGAGGCCGAGATCGAGCTCCTTATCCCGCTCGCCGACGCGGTGCGCGCGGCGGCCGCCCGGCACGACCTCGACGTGCCGCGCAACCGCGAGGAGCTGCGCGGCTCGTCGATGACAACTACATCGTCGACCGCGGGACAGTTGCCGGGCTCGGTCTTGAACTCGGTCCCGTCGGCGAGGACGCAGATGTCGTGGGGCGCTTCGGTGTCGGGTGTGTGCGCGTCGGCGGTGGCTGCGAGCATGAGTGCGAGGACGATGCCGCCGAGCACCGCCAGCCCGTAGTCGCGGACGGCACGCATCACTTTCTCCCCACCGCGCACATGCGGTCGAGCAGCTCGCATGCCGACTGCTGCAACTCGTCGACGGTGTCCGCAAGAGCGTCCCCCGCAGCGGCCCCCGCAGCGGCCCACGCAGCGGCCCACGCAGCGTCCAACGCAGCGTCCAACGCAGCGTCCCACGCAGCGTCCCCCGCAGCGGCCCACGCAGCGACCAACGCAGCGTCCAACGCAGCGACCAACGCAGCGTCCAACGCAGCGTCCAACGCAGCGACCCCCGCAGCGTCCAACGCAGCGTCAGCGCGTTCGCGTGCCTCGCGGATCGTCGGCAACGCCGCGTCGACGAGCTCGGTCGCGGTCAGCTCAGGCAGCGCTTCGAGCGCGGCGGCCTCCGCGGTGAGGCCAGCGCGCCGGAGCCATGCGGGCGTGAACGTGCGGACGAGCCAGTCGTAGGCCATCCACGTACGCCGCTCGTCGTCCTCCGGGCCGATGTTGGTGCCGATGACCTGCGGGATGAATGGCCGCAACAGACGCGTACGCGTCTCGGCGTCGGGGATAGCGTCGTTCCACGCGATGCAGAACGCGCGGATGACTGGCGACACACACTCGGGCGCGTCGGTGAAGTCCTCGGACGCGTAGAGCGCGGCGGCTTCCATGACGCACATGCCGTCGTCGGGTGTCGCGTGCGTTCCGTGGTCGAGGACGATGCTGTCGAGGTCGAGCGCGCTCATCAGTCGACCACCTCGCCTCGGGTGCCGCGCGCAGCACAGACCGCGGCGGTGCAGAGCCCGACGTAGACCCGTGTTCTCATGGACGGTCCTTCCTCGTGGGGTGAGGGTTGTGCGATGAGGAGATTGCGCGGGGTGTGCGCCGAGAGCAGCGGGTCGCGGCGGGCGACGAGCCGCAGCCAGCCGACCACGGCCTGCTCTCCGGCCGATCGGGCCGGGTCGTCGGCCGCGACCGCGTCCCAGTCGATCCGGCCGTCCGGGCCGCAGAGCCCGACCGCCGCGGCGAGCTGCTGGAGGGCGGTCACCGGCGCCATGCGTCTCGTCCCGGCCAGACGAGCGCGAGATCCGCTGCCGCGATCGCGACGGCCGCCGCCCACTGGCCGGCGGCGGCCAGGTCGGTGACGTGCACGGCGACGAGCGGCTGGACGGCGAGCCCGAGGACCGTGACGACCGCCCGGTCGGTCGCGTCCTCGTCCCTGCCCCGCAGCCCGAGCAGCTGGCGGATCATGCCGACCGCCCGTCAAGGGCGCTAGGAGCGCCGGAGACGGCCTCCGGCGGCTCGGCGGGCTCTACGGCCAGTGCGGCCCGTCGGGCCCGCTGAGCGGCCCTCCAGGCCGCACGACGGGCCTCTGGACGGCATGCAGCACACCAGCGGGCCGGCCGGCCCCGTCCCTGCTCCCAGCTGACCCAGCATCTCTCGCACACGCGCTCACCCATATCCGCATCCTGCACGTCCGGTACGACGCCGTCAAGAAAAGTCGGCGAAGGGTGGACCCGTCACGTGGCGGTCTACGGCTTATGCGATTGTTCTCGAACCCCAACGGACCGCCGAAGAACATGCTCATAAGCGTGGAGGTGGCCGGAGTCGAACCGGCGTCGCGGACCCGGCACGTCCGGGCGGCCATGGATGCACACGGCGAGGGACGGGGCGGTGCCGGTCCGGCCGCCGGCCGTGTGATGCATGACCGCACCGCGCGCCTGGAGATCGTCAGCACCGCGGGTCTGCCAGCCGGCGACCTCCACGACGGGGACACCGGCGGCGCGGAGCCGGTCGGCGATCCCGATCCCCGACCCATCATTCTCCCGCTTGACATCCCGCCCGCCCGCATGCGATACTGCATGACATGATGAGTCGAGAGGAGACCTCGATGAGCACCACCATGACCAGTACGACGATCACGGTCGACGGGACCGCACACACCGTCACGGTCCCCGAGGACGTCTCGGTCGGCGTGTGCCCCGAGCGGCACCGGTCCGGCCACCACGTGCGAGTCGCGACCCGCTGGGAGACCGAGTGCATCCGCTGCGGCGAGCCGATCCCGTCCGGAGCGGTCGGGCTCGCCACCTGGGACGACGACCGCCGCTGCGACGTGGGCGGCCTGCACTACCAGCACGGCTGTGGTGGCTGGAACGGCCCGGTCGAGGAGTGGGTGATGTGGGACCCCGACGGCCTCGACACCCTGCAGGACGCGATCGACGAGGCGGTCGACATGCTGCGCGAGGCGGTCGCCGCCGAGTCCGGTGAGCGTCGCTGACGAGATCGCCCGGCAGCTCCGCGACGAGCTGTCGGGCATCGTCGCGCCCGTGCTCGGGATGATCGACCCGCGGCTCGAGCTCGACGTCGAGCACCGGATCCGGTCGGCGGCACCGATGCTCGCCGCGCAGCTGCTCAGGCTGTCGGCGCAGACGTGCATCGACGTCATGTGTGCGCTCTGGCCGCACGGCGCTCCCGAGCAGGTCGGCCGGGCCGACTGGTGGCAGACGCCGCTCGGCCGCGCGTGCGCGCGGGTGCTCGCCGCGCATGACCGTCAGCTCGTGACGCATGCGCAGGCAGCGGCGATGCTCGGCGTCAAGCGCGGGACGGTCGGGTCGCTCGTCGCCCGCGGTCGTCTCACGCGCGCGGGTGGCCGCGTGGCACGGGCGAGTGTGCTGGCACGGCTTGCTGGACGGCCGGCATGACCGTCAGAACAACGCCTGCTGCTCGACAACACAGTGTGGCGAGAACCACAGGCACTCTTCGTTGCTGTTGACGGTCCGCCACACATGCCGTCTCCACGAGTCCGGCATGTGGTCGTCGTGTTCCTCGCCGAATCCTGCAAGCACAATCCGGAATCGCAGATCGTCGCCGTGCTCCAAACACCACGCGCGTACCTCGTGCGCGACGGTCGCGTCGTCAATGCGATAGCAGTCTCCGTCGCGGAACGTCCAATCGTACGGCGGATCGAGGAACACGGCGTAGGGGGTCGGCATCGCGGCAAGACCTCCGCGAGTTACCGCACGCGACCAGTCGCCGCAGAGAATCGCGACGTACCGCAACCGCAGTGCGAACCGTGCCATGACTTTCTTGCAATTGTCCGCGATACTCCCGCTTGTGCACACCCCGCCAGACTCCAACGGGCCGCTGAAGCTTCACTCCCGGTCTGTCGTCGTCGACCATCGTGCGGTGTCCCACCAGAGCCCGGATCGCGTGCCAGCCAGGCCCGCACGACGGCCCGCGACGGACAGATCCTGACAGGGGAATCCTCCGCAGAGAACATCGACTGTTGGGACATCGGCACCTCGCACGTCTCGGACGTCCTCGAGGCATGGGACGTCGGGCCACCATCGGCGCAGCACCTCACGGCATCGACGGTCGATCTCGCACTGCCATG